GCAGTGCTGATGGGATCATCAAAGAGAAGGGGTATGATGTTAAATCCACAACCCACAAGAATGGCAGACTACTATCAACCAAGAAGGTGAACCCTGATGTTGATGTTTATGTGCTGGCTATCGTTGATGGGGCTAGCATTACCTTCCCTGGTTGGGCCTACAAAGCCGATCTGATAAAGAATGAGAACCTAATCAACTTAGGATTTGGGGAAGGATATGGCCTGACTCAAGACAAACTGAGGAGGTTTCAACAATAATAAGGGGACAGCGTATATCTGAGAGAAAACACCTTTTCCTTGAAAATCAAAGGCTTATGGGTCCTATCCGGGGAAAACGTCTTGATGTCAAGTGCCTCGCTGCATTTTCCTAGTCATAAGTATTTTGAGTTGCTACTTTATTTTTGCAGATGAATAAGAAACCTAAACAACCCAAAGAGCTTGAGAGCTTAGAAGTTAGTGAGCTAATACCTTACGCAAGGAACAGCCGCACACACTCGGAAGAGCAGGTTGCACAAATAGCCGGCAGCATTCGGGAGTTCGGTTTTACCAACCCTGTGCTTGTAGGTAAAGACAACGATATCATTGCCGGGCATGGGCGTGTGCTGGCTGCGAAGAAACTTGGAATCGACAAAGTGCCATGCATCCGTTTGGGGCATCTCACAGACACCCAGAAAAGAGCTTACATCATCGCCGATAACAAGCTGGCACTGAATGCCGGATGGGATGAAGAGCTTCTAGGGATTGAGTTGAGTGATCTCATAGATTCAAATTTTGATATAGGACTCACAGGCTTTAGTGGTAATGAAATCGCCAGCTTAATAAGCCAAGAATATGTTGAAGGATTGACTGATGAAGATGAATGTCCAGACACCGAAGACAACCCGGTCACAGTTGATGGTGATGTTTGGATGCTCGGTAACCATCGGCTGATGTGCGGTGACTCGACGAGCGTGGACGCTGTGGATAAGCTGATGGGCGGGCATAAGGCTGATATAAGCATAACTTCGCCACCATACAACGCAGGTAAAAATATAAGAGGGAATTTTTATGACAATGACAACGACAACAAACCTTTAGACGAATATGTTGATTTTTTAAAAAACACAACCATGAACGCTTTAATGCATTGTAATTTCGCATTTGTAAACATAGGAATACTAGAATCCAACAAATTTGCATTGGTTGACTTCCAGACACAAATGCGGGATTACTTGAAAGATATATTGGTGTGGAACAAAAAAACAGCACCGCCTCACATTAACAAAGGAACATTTTCGACTAAGTGGGAATATGTATTTGCTTTTAGCCAAAACCCAAAATCAAGAGGGTTTCCTTGTATGTGGCAAGGCAAGTATACAAACGTCATTGATACAGAAAACAACAGTAAAAACGAATTCGCAAAAAAACATCGCGCTGGTTTTCCTGTTGCTTTTCCTGTATGGATAATGGAAACAATGGACTTCTCTAAGTCCGTAATAGATTTGTTTTGCGGCACAGGAACAACAATGATTGCGTCTGAAAAGATGAACCGTTCATTTTACGGCATGGAAATAGATCCATTATATTGTGACTTAACAATTAACCGCTGGCAGGACTTCACTGGGCAAAAAGCTATTCACGAAAAAAGCGGCAACCTTTACAATGATATGAAAAATGCCCAATAATGATAACATTGCAAAAGACAACGGGAAATCTCCAACCGTTCCAGTTTCAACACTTGCAAAGCTTTTTAACCTCACAAGCGTAAGAATACAGCAACTCGCATCCGATGGCGTTGTAATACGATCAGCACGAGGACGATATGACCTCTGGTCTTCAGTTAGAAACTACATCGGATATCTGCAAGAGCGGAAAGTGAACCAGTGGGACACCGATGAAGAAAACCCATCTGAAATTAAAAAGCACCAGTTAAGAAGAACCAAGGAGGAAGCTGATAAGCTGGAACTGGCCAACGCCAGAACCCGGGGTGATCTTGTCGAAGTGTGGAAAGTGATTTCATTTTTCGAGAAGCAGACAGTAGCGATGAGGAGCGTGATAATTAACTCAAGCACGACTGAGGATGCTAAAGATAAACTTCTCGGGAACTTAGCTCGTTTAAAAGACTTTGAATCATCTGATGAGTGAACAATTCGACAGGATAAAGATAGCCGGCTTCAAGCTATTTGAACCGCCGCGACGGGTGACAGTTTCAGAGTGGGCTGACGAATACCGCTTTCTTTCACCAGAGTCATCAGGTCAGCCCGGGAAATACTCATCCAGCGTTACACCCTATGCCCGTGAATGGATGGATTCAATCAATGACCCGGAAGCGACAGGCACCGTGCTAATGGTGGGAGCGCAGCTAGGAAAGACCGAGGTTCTCAATAACATGATCGGATACTTTATCGACGTGGAGCCTTCACCAATCCTTATGGTGCAGCCGACTATTGAGATGGGCGAGGCATGGAGCAAAGAGAGACTTGCGCCAATGTGCCGAGATACGCCACGAATCAAAGACAAGATCTCTGACGTTAAAAGCCGAACGTCAGGAAATACAATTCTCCACAAAACCTTCCCGGGTGGAAATATCGCCATTGCTGGAGCCAATGCCCCGGCTGGCTTGGCTTCACGTCCGAGGAGAGTGGTTTTACTGGACGAGGTTGACCGCTACCCGGTCACAGCAGGAAGCGAAGGTGATCCATCAAGCCTAGCTATTCGGAGAACGGAAACCTTTTGGAATGCTGTCATCGTCATGACATCAACGCCGACGGTCAAAGGACGGAGCCGAGTTGAGAGCGAGTTTGAATTGAGTGATCAGCGGAGATTCCACGTCGAATGCCCAGATTGCTCTTACTCCCAAAGTCTGAAATGGGTGAACGTGAAATGGAAAGAAGATGATGGCCATGATGCTTGGCTACAATGTGAAGGATGCAAAGCAAAGCTGACGGATGAGCAGCGCATTGAAATGGTGCAGGGTGGCAAGTGGATCCCGACTTACCCAGAACGAACCAGCCGGGGCTATCATCTTCCCGGGATTGCATCACTGTTTCGGCACAAGAAAGGCTATAAATCCCGACTCCATCAAATGGCAGCTGATAACATCAGAGCAAAAAAGTCAGGAAATGAAACGCTGAGAACTTGGATTAACACCTTTCTTGCTGAGACATGGGAGGACGAGGGAGAGAGCGTGCCGTGGGAACCACTGATGCAACGCCGGGAGGATTGGGGGGACTTCCCGAAGAATGCTCTCATTCTCACTGCCGGCGTTGATATCCAAGGCGACCGCTTCGAGGTTGAGGTTGTCGGCTGGGGTGAGGGGGAAGAATCTTGGAGCATCGAGCATTTCAACGTGATGGGAGATTTCAACTCACCAGACACACAGGCTTCACTTGATGAGATCCTCCAAAAGAAATACATCCACCCGAGCGGTGTCGAGATGCCAATCACCTGCACGTTTATTGACTCCGGTCACAAAACGAAAGCTGTCTACTCATTCACGAAACCGCGAGAAGTCCAGCGAGTCTACGCTTGCAAAGGTGTTGGCGGCCCGGGTGTTCCGTTAGTCGGCAGACCGACAAGGAGAGGGGTAGAACGTGCCGCACTGTTCGCAGTTGGAACTGATACAGCGAAAGAGTTGATCTACTCAAGACTTTCTCTCGGAGAAAAAGGAAGCGGATTCATGCACTTCCCTAACGACCGGCCAGAAGATTGGTTCCGGCAGCTAACATCTGAAACCAAAGTGACACGATATCGAAACGGCATTCCTTTCGCACGTTTTGAGAACCCATCCAAAGCAAGGAACGAGGCTCTTGACATCCGGGTTTATGCGAGCGCAGCACTCTCGTTGATGCGTGTGAACTGGGACAGGCTGAAGAAAACCATTCAAGATCCACCGAAGAAAAAAGCAGCAAAGGCAAAAAGGGATCAGCGAGGGAAGAAGGGCGGCTGGGTGAATGATTGGTAGAGTTTGACGAGTTTGACATTAGTCAAAATTCAATGGCCGATAAAACTGACGATGAAAAGCTCACATCAGCTTTGGCGATGATTACCAAAATTGAAACGACTTTAGGGACACTTTATGAGAAAACGGCAAGTGCCACCAGCTTCGGAGACCAATCATTAACACTGACGAGCATTGCTGACCTTGAGAAGAGCCGGGATCGTTGGCGACAAGAAGCAGAGACTCTAAAGGCATCAGTTAACCGCCACCGCAAAACTTTGAAGATTCAATTCAGATGATCCGATTCCTTAAACGAAAGTTTTCAACACCCAAAACAGCAGTTCGCAAATTCAACGCCACTCAGTCGAGTCGGCTGACGATGGACTGGATCACCGCTTGTCTATCTCAGGATGGTGAACTGAAAGGCCAACTTCCAATCTTGCGGGATCGTTCCCGGGATCTTGAGCGGAACAACGAATGGGTGAAAGGATTCCTTCGGAGCCTTGAAAATAACACGCTCGGCGAGAAAGGGATATCGCTACAGGTCCGAGCCAAAGAATCAAATGGCCGGCTTGATGAGATCGCAAACAATTTCATCGAACGTGCTTGGCGGCAGTGGGGGAAAGTCGGCAACTGTGAAGTGACAGGCCGGCACTCATGGGTTGACGTGCAGAGATTGATCCTCCGCTGTATTGCCCGTGATGGTGAGGTGTTGATTCGCATCATTAAAAAAAGCACTGGCCTGAGCCTTCAGATTCTTGAGGCTGACCTTCTCGACGATAGCTTCAACGCCCGGGCTGATAATGGCAACGAGATCCGCTTTGGCGTTGAGCTTGATTCATACCGCCGCCCAGTTGCTTACTACTTGCTCGG